AAGCAGCTTCCCAGATGGGGTAAAAGTGCAGTCCAATTGCATTGGACGAAGGAATAACAGCACCAGAGATGATGTTGTTTCCGTACATGAGTGAACCAGCAACGGGTTCACGGATACCATCGATGTCTACAGGAGGTGCAGCAACGAAGGCAACGATGAAACAGATTGTAGCAGCAAGAAGGCAAGGAATCATGAGGACTCCGAACCAACCGACATACAGACGGTTGTCAGTGGAAGTAACCCACTCGCAGAACTGTTCCCAAGTATTCGATTGTTTTTGACGTGAAAGTGTAGCAGTCATTGTTTTGAACAAGTAAGTAGATCCATCAGGGAAATGGTGGAGGTACTTATTTCTTCGCCACCCTCAGGCGAAGATATGAGAGACTGTGTTTATACTCCCCATAGGTCTCGGTTAGGAAGAGTTTATTAAAAACCGTTACAATTTGTAACCGTTCATGTATTTATCATAACATGAAGTTTCGTAAACTGTCAACCCCTGGCGTAATACGCTTTGTAATACGCAACAATTCCATCGGTTCTCATATTTCCCTGCGACACCCAGTCGTGACAACACTCAGTGATACTCTCCATTGAGTACACTGGTTCTCCATTCTCATCGACTTCAGATCCAAATCTAGCAAGAAGGAGCGTATAGACCTTCTGTCTCAACTCCATTCTATCTTCACTGTAGCGCCAGTCATTTTCGTTCATGGTTTTCAAATGGGTCTCTCTGCCCCTTTACTATAGCACAAGCCCTCTTGTAGTACCAGTTGTCTGTGTTACCACTTTCCTCAAAGGTTTTTTTAATCTTCACCCAATTGGCATAGGTGTCTTGATCCATTTGATTGTCCTACAGACCATCAAACTATTTAAGTAAAAGAGTTCATTACGATACATTAAGTTTCGGTATCAAGACATAGATTAAGAAAATCTATTGCCCCTGAAGTTCTTTTCTAGCAGCATCCATGTAGACCGAAGGGGGACACCTACCAGCATACTCGTCAAGAACCATCAATTCTTTTACATCAACATCAGGTCCATTCTGTCTCCAGTAATCTGCTAGAGCAGTACAAGATTTCTCATGGAAGATTCCAATGTGCTCGGGATGAATATTAGAACCAAGATCTAAACGGTAAGAAAAGATGGGCACAGCATAACCCTTACCACCATCAAGAATAAGGTCTTCAGACACCGCTCTAGGACGCACACCATTGTCCAGACGCCACCTATCATTACCTTTATCATGATACTTCAAAACTTTCTCTGCATAATGCCGTGTAATTAGATAACACGCAGCAGAAAAATCATTGATGAACCTGGCATGGATCTTCAATGTAATACCATTCGGATTGATAATTGTAAACTGACACGTATCAAAATTATACGGAAGACCTTTACGAATATCTTTCCAATTAAAAGTCCAATGTTTTGCAGTGCTGAAATCTACATCATCTTCGCAAATCATAACCTCGTCAAGGTCAGTCTCCTCAACAAAATACTTTAGTGCTTTCAGATGTGTCATGCAACAACCAATCTCACCTGGGTTCATGTTGTCGGGAACACGACCTTTCAGGTGAGAAGTTGGGTCATCAATGGTTGCGTCGTAACCAGAAATTCTTACATGATCCTCGATGCCCCAGTGGTCAAACTGGTCTTCCATGTACTTACGACGTTCTTCACATCGATCAAGGTTCAACCATAAAACTTTAGGGAACCCAGCAAGTTTAAATTTCGCTTTGTTTTTATCAGGCATTGCGATTCCTCATATACTCTACATTAGAATAATATTCTTTCAGTTGAACCTCGTCCATCTGATTAATAGTTTCCCAAAGTTTTTTATTACTTTCAATATGTGGGTTAGTAAACCAAGAATTTTGTGTTCTAGCGTGCTCTAGGTGATAGATCCAAGCATCAAGTCTCTCTAGTTTTGCAAGTTTAGAGAACCTGTAGAACCTTTCATCGTCTTCATACCCATAAGATACAAAGTTTTCATTCTCCAGTCCACATTCAATATATTTTTTCCTGTTAAAGAACTGGCAGAATCCATACTTAGCATCCCAAACTCTAGACCTCGATCTAAGATAACCAAAGTCATAGTCACTGTTGATGAAGTTTGAGACCACATCATTATCTGCTACAACTTGATATTGCCAATTACCCATACCATAAGGATACACAACATCTGCTTCACCAGAAGTGATCAGATCTTCCGCCTTCTGATAAGTATCCAGTTCTAGCAAAACATCAGAGTCATAGTTGACAACGACAGGAGTCGTTGCCTTCATCGTCATATCATTCAAAATCCTTGTTCTATGAAACACAGGATTATCACTAGGTATAAAGATGTGTGTAAGATTCTTAATTTTGTCAGGAACAAAAGAACTGATCTGAGGGATGCAGTCTTGCTTAAAGCGGGAGATAGCATCCTCTTCTTGAACAATAATCTTTGCGTTAGTATTATCAAGCAAATAGATACATGTCGTCAGGATGTTTCTCATCCTGTCTTCAGTCTCAATTCTCAGTGGAATGACAAAAGTTGTTTTACTTAGATTACTTCCCATCGATCACAATACAAATCAGAGGTGTCATGTGCAGCAGTATATCCAGAACCAAACCACTTGCTCGGAGCAATGATACGCTTGTCTGGATTGTCACTCAACCAAGAACCCCACCAGGAGAAGGAAGAGTTTGCAATGATGAAGTCACTACACATCGACATCATGCAAAGGTCAGCAAGATTGTCTCCGCCTTCAGAGATAAGGAATCTGTCGTCGCTGAACTGATTATTACACCAAGCAGGATCGTCAGAAAACACAATAACAGTACGATCTGAATCGAATCTCTCCAATGCTGCATCGTAATACTCCTTACCGCAAGGAGGGTGATTGTCAGAATTAGTTAGGTAATCACCGCGACGCACATGTAGAGCAATAGGATTCTCTACTGTATCCATCATCTCTTTGCAAGGAGCATGGATGCTATTCTTGAACTCAAAGTCCCGACGAATCTCACTTTCAATGTGTGCAAAGTATTTTTCACTTTGCAGATATGCATAGATGTTGTGTCCATCAGGCATATTGTCAAACAAGTTTTGATCGAATGCAAAACTTGCTTCCTGGACATAAGGACCAGGCATCATCTTAATGTTAGTTAGACCAGGGAGTTTAAATGCTTCAAACAACTGGTGATCATGCCATTGATCTTTGAATTCACTGGGGGGAATACAAAACTCATATCCATGTTTTGCAGCAATGCCACGAAGTCCAGCATACTGGAACATCTGATTGCCCAGGCGACCATGCCTTCCTAGGTGATTAAATCCAATCATAATCCGTGTTTAGATAAACAGTATTCTACTTCAGTTGACATCTTTTTGTCAAATTCTGCTTGATTCTGCATCAGTCTAGATGTCTGATTCTGATGCTCTCGATTAGAAATGTGAACTTTATCGATTACTTTGGGTGGACCGTACTTATGATAGAGTCTGTGGTACATTTCACAGTCCATCAGCATCGTTACGTTCTCATCAAAGTATTCAATGGCACCTTTCTTCATGCTGAGGATTGATGGGGAACTGAATGTGTTAACCCCACGAATCATATTATCATTCCACTGAGGCAACTTTGCATTATAATGGGTCTTGCCTTCATCTACAGTGTGGCAGAATGAGCACACACCCCACTGCTCAGGTGAGTTATGTAGTGCTTCATACGTTTGCTCAAGAACTCTAGCGGTCAGGATAAAGTCATCTTGAAACATAACCTTAACAATCTCGGCACCAGTCTCTTCACCTAGTTCAATGGCAGTATTTGTATTAGGAATAAAACCAGGATTCTCTTTGTTTGGATAATAAGAGATGTCTACAAGATCTGCATATTCCTTACACACATTCAAGACAGACTCATCTTTAGATTGATCTGAGATGCAGACTGTGAAGTTCTTGAATGTCTGATGGTGCAAAGTAAACAAGAGGTTTCTTAGATAGTTGTCACCTTTACCATGCGCTTCCCAGCATGGAATTACAACAGCGATATCAGACATTGAGCAGTACCGATGGTGCATTCTTACCCCGACACTTCAGAGCATCAATGATTTCTCTAGGAACAACTGTAGGATCAACATACCATTCTTCTTGAGGTAGTGAACCATTAGATACGTCTTGTGCTACTAGTTCGTAACCATAACCCTCAAGGTACTCTCTGTGAGAATAACGATCTGCCCATCCGCGATAGGCATCATGTTCGTATGTAATCACAGTGAATCGGTATTCATCCAGAGGAAGTTTCTTCAGACACTCCCAAGTGATCTCGGGGGGTTCTAGGTCCAGAGACAGGTAGTCAATCTGCTTTGGCATCTTATGTTTCTTCAGTGCCTTCGCATAGTCAAACGTGAGGGCATCGTCCTGATAGATCTTAGTCTTCCTGACGCCTTCCCATTGGTCAGTAAATTCTTTCTCCAATTCGATAGAGAATCCACGCCAATCATATTCCTTCTCTAGCAACCAAGTATTGTTGCCAATGCAAGGAACTGCACCACCAATCTCAAGGAAAGTACCCTTTTTCTTAGCGATT